ACAGATGGTATCATGTAGCTGCGATTTTTTCTGCTAGTGCAGGAACTGTTCGTGTCTATTTAGATGGGGTAGATAAAGGAACACAGAGTTTTACTATTGGTGTTATATCTGATGCTCGCTACAGCAACACAGCTATTGGCGGTATGCTTTATACTACTGCTTACTTTAACGGTAAAATTGATGAGGTTAGCGTATTTCACTCTGCATTAAGTAGTTCAGACATAGATAGTATTTATAATGACGGAGTACCAGGAGATTTATCCACATTAAGTCCGAAAGGCTGGTGGAGAAATGGTGACGGCACAGGGGATACTGCTTCAGGTGGAGGCTCTCCAGCGGATACTAGTACTGTTGGCACAGTTGCTAATCAAGGCTCAGTTAATACTGGGTCAGGAGAAGGTAATATGGCAGGAACAAACGGACCAACCTTTTCAACAACAGTACCATCTTAAAATTATGAGCAGAAAATATGTAATCATAGATTCGAGTGAGCTTAGTTCCGTTGATTTTAGTCAAGTGTTGGAATCGAGTGCTGATACAGTCCGATGCTCAGTCGATGGCACAAAAACTTTTGTAAAATTTGATTCTGATGTAACCCCTTCTTTTTTAGAGGGCAAGACACAATACAATCATTCTGAAATTCTTGCTATATTAGCAACGAGTGAATGGACTTCTAACGAACCTTACTAATCTATGCACGAAACAGCACAAGGGCTATACAGTAGCTTAGAGAACCAAAGGTGGTCTTTCTTGGATAGAGGTAGAACCTCATCTGAGTTGACTATTCCTTATGTAATGCCTCCTGATGGACATAACTACGCTACTAAGTATTACACACCGTATCAAGGAGTAGGGGCTAGAGGAGTTAACAACCTTGCCTCTAAACTTTTGTTAGCCTTGTTACCACCTAACGCTCCTTTCTTTCGCCTTGTCATTGACAGGTACGAATTGGATAAAGCAAAACAGGAGTTAGGACCAGAGGGAGCAGAGCAACTACGATCTGATTTAGAGAAAGCTTTAGCAGATGTAGAACGAAGTGTTTCACAAGAGGTTGAGGTAGAAGCATTTAGAGTAGGAGTCTTTGAAGCGTTAAAGAATTTATTAGTAACAGGAAATACTTTGTTATACTTACCTGATGAGGGTGGTATGAGGGTGTTCAGGTTAGACCGTTATGTAGTTAAAAGAGACCCAATGGGCAATGTAACACACATAGCTATCAAGGAAACTGTTGCTCCTATGATGTTACCTGAGTCTGTTAGAGATGAAGTATATCGTCAAGAGAAAGAGAATAGTTGTGACTTGTACACCTCTGTAGTTAGAGAAGGCAATGAGTTTGTAGTACAACAGGATGTAAAAGGAATGGTCATAGAAGAGTCGATAGGTAGATATCCAATAGAAAAGACTCCATTCCTGCCTCTCAGATACACCAGGATAGACGGTGAAGACTACGGTAGAGGATTTGTAGAGGAGTATATAGGAGATCTTAAATCCCTTGAAGCTCTGACTAAAGCTATCGTAGAGGGTAGTGCAGCAGCAGCTAAAGTATTGTTCATGGTTAATCCTAACGGTACGACAAGAGCTAAGACTTTATCTGAATCTCCTAACGGTGCTATTGTACAAGGCAGTGACGGAGATGTATCTGTATTACAACTTAACAAGTTCAATGACTTCAGAACTGCACAGTCAGTAATGAATGGAATCAGTGATCGTTTATCACAAGCATTCCTATTGAATAGTGGAGTAGTCAGAGATGCAGAACGAGTAACAGCAGAGGAGATAAGAATGTTATCTCAGGAGTTGGAAGCTGCACTAGGTGGTCTTTATTCGTTACTGTCTCAAGAGTTTCAAATGCCTGTAGTAACAAGGTTGATGGCTAGGATGTCAAAAGAAAGAAGACTACCTAAGTTACCTAAAGACATTGTTAAACCTACTATTGTTACTGGTGTTGAAGCACTAGGACGAGGTAATGATTTACAGAAGCTTGATCTATTCCTTGCAGGAGCTAATCAAATCGTTGGTCCTCAAGCAGTTGCAGAGTATGTTAATGTATCTGACTACTTCAAAAGAAGAGCCACAGCATTAGGTATTGAGACTGAAGGATTGATCAAGACAGAAGAAGAAATTCAACAAGCTATGCAGATGGCACAACAACAAGAGATGTTAATGAAGTTAGGTCAACCTGCTGTAGCCCCTGCTATCAATGCTGCACAGGAGCAGTACATGGCACAACAACAACAAGAAGAATAAGAGAGATATGGCTGATTTACACCGAGTAGAGATAAATGAAAAAGCACCACAGGAAGTTGACCCTGAGTCAGAGGAAGCTGTTGATGCAGTATCTGAAGAACAAACACAAGAAACGCAAGAGGATAGACCTGATTGGTTACCTGAAAAATTCAAGAGTGCTGAAGATATGGCTAATGCCTATAGTGAACTTGAAAAGAAATTGGGAGCAGGGGCTAACGAACAAGAAGAACAACAAGAAGAACAACCAACAAACGATGAACAAAACAAAGAGGACAACACTGAACAAGATACGAATACTAACGATGTTATTGTGGAAGCTAGTAAAGAGTTCTTTGAGAATGACGGTGTTATATCTGAAGAGACCTATAAGAATCTTGCTGAGATTGGGTTACCGAAGGAGTTAGTAGATAGCTATGCTGCTGGTCAACAGGCTCTTATGCAAAGTGAAGAAGGGAGCATCAAAGCAGTAGCAGACGGTAATTGGGACCAAATGGCAGAATGGGCAGCTAACAACTTGTCTCAGGAAGAGATAGATACTTTTGATGATATTGTACAAAGTGGCACAGTTGAACAAGCAAAGCTTGCAGCTAAAGGACTTTACGCACAATACAAAGCGGAGAACGGAGTTGCACCAAGGTTAACACAAGGTGCTGTGAATGGTTCTTCCACTATGCCTTTTAAATCTAACCAGGAACTTGCTAGAGCTATGTCTGATCCTAGATACAAGAGTGGTGATAAAGCTTATCACGAAGAGATTGACAGACGCATAGCAGTAAGTCACAATTACATTTAGTTTGTATTAATTATATTATGGGGTGGAAGCCTTGGACTCCGTCATTTTTCTTGCCAGTGTTGGTTCTGGTTCTTTTTAGCGGATGTTCCAAGGCTTCTTTCTACCCTTTAGCAGGGAGTGTAGGTGGAGCAACTATTGGTAGCCTTGGTGGTCCTGGTCCTGCTGCTGGTGGTGCTGCCCTTGGATGGGGTATAGGAGAAGGTGCAAAGCTAATGGAGCAGAACAAAGGACTAGCTAACAAAGTTAAAGCTATATCTGAAGGAGATGTACAGAAACTTGTACAACAACAACTAGATGAAAAAATGGATGATGGATTCTTTGACTCTATGTTAGATGAAGTATATGGTTTCTTGAAACTATGTCTCATAGGTGTTATCCTTTGGAATGTAGTTCCTTTAATTTACACTCGCTATGTACACAACAAATCTAAAATAAAACATGAATAAAATACTACAATTTTATAACTCATTGAACAAAAAGGAAAAAGCTATTGTCTTGACTGTTCTATGTTTAAGTGGGATTATAATACTTAATTTACTTTAAATCGACAATTAGTATAACTAATAATAGTTTAAAATAGGAAATATATATTATGGCTAATGGAAATACATCTCCCAGTCGTGTAGGTCTTATTGAAGGTGGTTCTGATAATGATGCTTTGTTTCTCAAGAAGTTTTCTGGAGAGATTTTGCAGACCTTTGAAGAGTCCAATATCTTTAAGCCTTTACACACAATTCGCACTATCGAAAACGGCAAGTCTGCTCAGTTCCCTGTGACTGGCATAGCTTCTGCTAATTATCACACTCCAGGCGAAAACATCGCTGATGGTGGTAATAGTTATCTCAGTGACATCAAGAAGTCTGAAAAAGTAATCACCATCGATAAGATGCTTGTTGCTTCTACTTTCTTGGCTAACATTGACGATGTAAAGAATCACTACGACATTCGTTCAGTATACGCTAACGAGTTGGGTAAAGCACTTGCTGTTCGTTTCGACACTGCTCTTGCTAAAGTATTCATCGCTGCTGCTCGTTCAGGAGCTAACTTGACTCAAACTGGAAAAGGAGGAAGTATCCTTGATATCAGTGCTAACACCTTCGTAAACTTCGGAGACGCTAATTCTGATACAGGAGATCCTACAGGTGCTGAGTTAGTAGCTGCTTTATTCAGTGCTGCTCAACGCATGGATGAACACGATGTTCCTAGTGAAGGTCGTTTCTGTGTATTGCGTCCTGCTGAGTACTACAAGTTAGTAACAGGTGCTGATGCTTCTAATGGATTCAGCCTTACTTCAGCTATCAATAAAGATATCGGAGGAGCTGGAAGTCTTGCTTCAGGAAATATACCACAAATTGCAGGTATCAGCCTTTACAAGTCTAACCACATTCCTTCGACTGATCTTAGCTCCACTTCTACTGGAGACGGTGAGGCTAGTAATGATGTGTTCGGAGGTAACGGAGTAGGATATAACGGAAACTTCACCACTACTAAAGGTATTGTTTCTCATTCCGCTGCTGTTGGAACTGTTAAATTGCTTGATCTTGCTACCGAGTCTGAGTATCAGATTGAGCGTCAAGGTACACTATTTGTTGCTAAGTATGCTATGGGTCACGGAGTTCTCCGTCCTGAGTGTGCTATTGAATTAATAGCTTAACTTGTTTTCTCTCGGTGTTGGGGAGGTCGTTGGATTCGTTCCGCTCCCCTTCACTGATTTTTTTTTAATTTACTGAAAGAATGCTATGGCTTTAACCACTAAACTAGACGCAGTAAATATAATGATTGCTGTAATAGGAGAATCTCCTGTTAATACTTTAGGAGGGGCAAGCGTCCCAGTAACAGTAGTCCAAGCGGAATCTGTTTTAGATGAAACAAGCAAAGCAATACAATCAGAAGGTTGGCATTTCAATACTGAGTATGATTACCCTTTAGTTCCTGATTCAGGTACTGGTAAGATTACTCTTCCTGTTAACACTTTAAAGGTGGACTTAGACCCTGACTTAAACACGGACACTGATCCTGTGCAAAGAGGTCTAACTTTATATGACAGGAAAAACCACAGGGATACTTGGACTAAAAATTTAAAAGCTATTATTACTTTTGAATTAGACTACGAAGAGATGCCTGAACAATTTAGACATTACATATCTGTTAAGGCAGCTCGTATATTTGCTGCTAGGTTCTTAGGAAGTCGAGAGATAGAAGGATTTGCTTTAAGGGATGAAATAGAGGCTAAAGCAAGAGCTATAGAAAGTGACTCTGAGAATGCAGATAGAACCATATTTGATCACTACAGCGTACTTCGAGTGCTTGATAGATAATGCCCCTGTTAGTTAATAGTGTACCTAACTTAGCCCAAGGAGTCTCTCAACAACCTGATAACCTTCGTTATCCAGGACAATGCGATGAGCAGATAAACGCTTGGGCTACTGTCGTTGAAGGATTAGTAAAGAGACCTAACACTAGGCACATAAATAAACTATTTAATCGTCCTATAAACGATGATTCATATGTCCAATATATAGACAGGGATGCGAATAATAGGTTTGCTTGTGTATTAGAGAATAAAGTATCAGTATGTGCTGTATCTCTTTTTAATCTGAATACAGGTAATCCTGTTACTCAAGTAAGTATAAGTACTGAAGCTCAAACATACTTAAATAATATATCGAATCCTAGAGAGGATGTTAAAGCACTTACTGTAGCCGACTATACCCTTATAGCTAACAAAGAACAAACTGTATCAATTTCCTCTTCTAATTTATCTTTACCTTTAGAAAAGGAAGCTTTGATAGTAGTTAACTTAGGGGACTATGATAAAAATTATAGCGTATATATTAATGACTCAGTAATACCAAATACTTCTAGTGTCACAACCAGCGGAGGAACAGTAAGCTCTGATTACCCTGCCACTTATAGGAGCGGTAGTGGATCATCATCGAGTCACGGAGGTTTTGATGCAGATACAGAACATATAGCTAAAGATTTAAACACATTAATAGCTCATCGACTTAGTACTAACACAGGTATAGTAGAAAGTATCACAGTAACTAACGGAGGGTCAGGATATGTAGCAGGAGAAGGGCAGACTATAAAGGTCTTTGTAGAAGTGGATCAATATGATTCTTCTGGTGTTTTAAGAGGTACAGGTGCTCAAGGTTGGGCTAATATAATTAACGGCTCAATACAAAGTGTTGACTTGTTTTATAGTGGATCAGGATATGACTCTTCGTATCAAACTCCTGTAGTAAATATTATTCCTCTTATATATGATTCTGAAAATAATTTTATAGGTTTTGGATTTTTATATGTGCAAACTCCAGCGACTGCTACAGCTACTTTGGGGACTCAATCTAGTTTTAAAAGTGTTGTAAAAGATGCTGTAATTAAAATCACAGGTGTTTCTTATGTTACTAATAATAACCAATACTACAGATGTATTCAAAGTCACACAGCAGCAGCCAGTAATGAACCAGGTGTTGGGACTTCTTATGAAGATTACTGGGAATTATTAATACACAGTACAGATTTAGCTTCCGCTTGGTCGAGTGGTACTGATTATAGTGAAGGTTCTGATTTTAATATAAGGACATCAGACGGTTTAGCAGATCAAGGTTTAACGGCTATATATAAAGAAGTACAAAGCATTACAGATTTACCTGCTAAGTGTTATAACTCGTTTAGAGTGAAAGTCATAGGGGATACTGAGTTAGTACAAGATGACTATTATGTTAAGTTTAAAACAAAAGAAGGTAATGACTTTGGAGAGGGGAGTTGGGTAGAAACAATAGGATGGGAAGACGAGACAAATGAAATAGGAGTTTCTAGAGGTATAACCACAAAACTAAACAAAAGCACTTTACCTTTACAATTAAAACCTACAGACACTTCTTTTAATTATTGGACTTTATCTACTATCGATTGGACATCCAGAAAAGCAGGAGACGATAAAAGTAACCCAGCTCCTAGTTTTGTAGGTAGTAAGATAAAAGATATTTTCTTCTTCAAGAATAGGTTAGGTTTTATAACTAAACATGATATAATCTTTAGCGAATCTGATGAGTATTTTAACTTTTGGAGGACAAGCGTTTTAAGTTTATTAGATTCAGCTCCAATCGATGTGGGAATAAGCCACACGAAAGTAACGGAGTTACAACACGCAATAGCGTTTCAAGAAAAGCTTCTTTTATTTTCAAACAAAACACAGTTTGTATTACGAGGTAATGAGTTGTTAAGTCCAAAAACAGTAAGTATAACACCTGCCACTGAATATGACTCATCAGAAACAGTAACACCATTAGTGCTGAATAATTACTTATATTTTAGTTTTAAAAGAAACAGCAGTAATGATGGGTTAATGGAATACTATGTCGATAACGATAATAACATTTTTGATGCTAGTGAAATAACTGCACAAGTTCCTACTTACATTCCTTCTACTACCGAGTTGATGGCTGGTTGTGCTGTTGAAAATTTATTGGTAACTGTTAGCAGTGATAGAACCACATTGTTCGTATATAAATTCTTTTGGCAAAACAAAGAAAAAATACAAAGTGCTTGGCAGAAATTCACCTTTTCAAGGTCTATAGTTAGTTTTAATTTTATAGAGTCTGACTTATATATTATAACTAAAGATTCCAGTGAGACCTTCTTAGAGAAGTTACCTATGGAAAACAAGCTACAAGATCAGAGTGGTTATAATTTACTTCTAGACAGTAGAATAGACGGAAGTATATTAACTAAGAGCTACGATGCTGCTACTAAGATTACTACTATATCCAACTTTCCCTTTGATCCAACAGGTGTAGAGATATATACAAAGAAAGGTCATAAGGTAGATTTTACTAGAACATCAGCTACAGCAGGTACGGTCAGCGGAGACTTAACATCTACTGATTTCTTTGCTGGTGTACCGTACAATATGTTGTACAGGTTCTCTAATCAAGTTTTGAAGCAACCCACAGAAAGAGGTGGACGCAGTGCATCTGATTATACTTTTCAAACAATTCGTAATGGTAGTTTAAACTATGCAGAGAGTGGACACTTTACTGTTGAAGTGACTCCTAAGTTCAGGGATACCTACAGCTACGCTTTTAATCCTGACATACTAGGGTCTAACTTAACACTTAACACTTTTACTCCACAGGACGGACATTTCCGATTCCCTGTACAAGCACAACCAGGAGATGCCACTATTGAAGTTAAAAGTGATAGTGCGTTACCTGTGAAGATATTGGCTGCTGAGTTTGAATCTACCGTCATACCAAGGAGTAAAAGATATGGAAGTTAGGATAGAACCTTCTATGGCAGACCTTGACGCTCCTACCTTATATGATGATTTAAGAGAGGAGGACATGATGGAATGTATAGGTTTGATGTTTCATCCTAAAGATGCTGTGTACAATTCTTTTGAATCAAGCAGTAAATGTTACAGCGTCAGGACTTGTCAAGACGGTCTGTTAGCTTGCTTTGGAGTGAGTCCAAGAGGTAACATCGGAGTAGCTTGGTTGTTAGGTACTCGAAACTTTTATAAGATAAAGAAGAAATTTGTTAAGGAATCACAGATGTGGATAGATGATCTAATGGATGGATTCGACTACTTAACGAACTATGTCACTGAGTGTCAGGTGGTTGACTTGGTTAGGTGCTACTTTTGAAGATTGCAATTATCCTGGTTATAAGTCATTTAAGATAGAGAGGAAGTAACTTTATTATGTGTAATCCAGCAGCAGCAATGGCAGTGGTTCAAGTAGCCCAACAAGGTTTTCAATATGCAGGACAAAGAAAACAAGCTAAACAACAAGCAGCTTTTCAAGCTCAAGCAGCAGCAACAGAACGACAAAGAGCGTTACAGGAACAGACCTCGCTGCGTATGCGACAAGCACAAGAGCAGGAAGCCACAGCAAGAGAACTTGAACAAGTAAGCAGGAAGTCAAGAGAAGCTTTAGCTAGAGCTAGAGTATCTGCTGGAGAAGCAGGAGTTGCTGGTGCTAGTGTTCAAGCTTTAATGGATGACTATACTAGACAAGAAGCAGGGTATAGATCAGCACTTCAAAGACAACAAGAGTTAAGTACAATAGGTACTGGGTTGGCTTTAGAGCAAGTAGGATTAGCTTCTCGACAAAGACTTTTAAGTATTCAACAACCTATAGATAAACCAAGTCCTATCTCAGCTTTGTTAGGTGCTGTCAGTGGTGGACTTAGTGGGTATGCTACAGGGATGGATATAAGCAGCAGAATGGGAGGAACAACAACAACCATACCTAAAGGGTCAGTACCATCGGTTGATGCTAGTGGTCTTCCTACATACACTTTACCTCAATAATTATGGCAGAACGAGTACAAGTACAAGGATTAGGAGATGCAGTTCCAGGTATTCAACCTACTATTCAAAGAGCAGGGCAGTACGGTGTAGCACAGCAAAGAGCAGGTAGGAATAAGTTGATGGACCTTGCAGATGCTCTAGGTCAAGTTAATCCCATATTGAAACAGTACACACAAGTAGCCGATATAGAAGCTGAACAGTTTGAGGAGGAGTTAGCTAGGAAGAGTCCTGAAGAGATCCAAGCTATGCTCCAAAAGACAGAAGGAGAGTTAGATAAACAAGTACGCAAAGGTACTATGAGTTGGTTGACTTCTCCTTTGAATCAGAAAAGGAAGTTAGAAGCTATAGGTAAGTTAGCTAGTAGAGATTTGATGGTTGAGGTTAATAAGCGTTTAGCTAACCCTTTAGAAGATGATCCTGAAGACGGTGCTTCTATTGTACAAAAAGTAAGAGATGAATACATAGAAAACAATCCTGCTTTAAGAGATTCTTTATTAGCTAGGCAAGGTTTACAAAAAGCTATAAACCCACAGATACAACCGCTTGTAACGAACTTTGAATTAAGACAGTCAGCTGTAGCTAAAGAAGAATTAGCTTTCTCTACTAGTTCAGCTCTTTTTGAAACAGTAAGAAATATAACAGGGGCTTTAGATGATGACGCTAGAGCTGGTATATATGACTTAGAAACTCTTAATTCTTTAACTGAAGATTGGAGTAATTTAAACGCTTACTCTCCAAAAGAGCAACGGGCTATCTTTACTTCTGTTATAAGGAAACTAGCTGCAAGTGGCAATGAAGATAGAGCAGATGGATTCTTGAATTGGGCAGCAGAAAACTTAAATTTTGGTAACGCTAAAATGAATGATGATGAGTATTTAGAATACGAAAGAGTCATAAATAAAGCTGCTGAAATATTTGAAGGTCAAGAAGAGGATGCTAGTGCTGAATTAACTGAAAACACTCTTACTGACTTTAAGTTTGCACATGATCAATTAAACAGTGGAGAACAAGAAGTTGAGTTTGGAGGACAAAAGTTTACAAACAAAAACGATTTAGAAAGGTTTGCTTTAAACAATCCTAATCTTGCAGCTGATAAAGAAGCTTTTGTTAGTTTTAATGACCAAGCTAAATCATGGTTAGCTACTAATGTAAATTTTAATGTAAGGAAAAAAGAAGAACTAAAAAGAAACACTCCTGGTTTAAGATTCATAAGCGATGGTTTCTCTACGAAAGTAAAAGGTTATTTTGATCAACAAGGTCTTTTAACTGGCGATGCTGAAGGTCTTAATCTACTAACAAATTCTTTAGCTGAGTTTGAAACAAATGTAGATAATTTTACTTTACAGCTTACACAGACACCTATATCAAACAAGGAAAGACAAGATAGACTTTTAGATTTTACTAGGAAAGAAGACGAACGACTTTATAAGGAGTTACAAAAACAACTTAAAACTCGTACAATTGAAAAAACTAAAGAGGATAACGAAGCTAAAAGAGTCGCTGACTATTTAGAAACAGGACAAGAAGGACTAGAAGCACCTGAAAAAGGTATGTTCGATAAAGTTCTTGAAAATCTTTTTGGATACGACAAGAAAAAAGGAGACTTAGCAGAGACTACTAAAGCTTTGAAAGTGTTAGGAGCAAAAGAAGCTACACCAGAAAACAAGCAGAAATCCTTTGAATTTCTTAGATCATACGGTATTAGGACTTCTGCTATATTATCTGAACAGTTAGATCCTAACGCTTGGAAAGTAGAACCGACTTTAGATACAGCTGTTATGGCAGGTCCAGTTCCTATGACTGTTAAAGGAAAACCTGGTGTTCGTTATAGTATAGAAGAACGAGAAGCAATGCTTAACGAATGGATGAATATAAATGGGTTTTTAGAAACCTTTACTAGCACAGACACTCTTATGAGAGGTTTATCACCTGATGGAAGAATAAGGTTCGATGCTACTGAGTTTAAAGGCAGAACAAGAATAACTAGACTTCTATCAGTAGCTACACTAGAACAAGCTAAAGACATAAAAAATGACGAGGATATGCCTCAAGAAGTAAAAGATAAAGCCAGTATAATAGGCATTGATGATCTTGTACAATTTGTTGAGGATCAAAGAGAGTTCGCTAAAAGACTAAGACTTATAAAGTAAAACATTATGGCATTACCTGAAGATATTTTAAAGAAAGACGATAACGATTTTTTTGATTATGCAGGAGATGTATTAGCAGCTCCGTTTCGTGGAATAGAAGGTGCTGTTCAAGGTGCTTACAATTTAGCGGATTATTTGTCTTTTGATATACTCCCTGACTATGATACTAGATTCCTTGGTACATCTAAAACTATGGCAGGAGGAGCTGTAGAAGGTATATCTCAATTTGCTACAGGATTTATTCCTTTGTTTGGTCTTGCAGGTAAAGCAGGTAGACTCGCTAAAGCAGGTACTGCTACTAAAGCTGTTGTTGCTGGTGCTGCTACTGACTTCACTTTCTTTAATGGACAGGAAGCTAGACTTTCTAATCTTATCCAACAAGTACCAGAGTTACAGAATCCAGTAACAGAGTTCTTAGCTTACGATGGTGACGAGGGTGAGCTAGAAGGACGCATGAAGAATGTGTTGGAAGGTCTAGGTCTTGAAGCAGTAGCAGGTACTTTTATTGCAGGACTGAAAGCTATAAAGAGAGGAAGGAAAGTAAAAGAAGAAGGAGGAACTGCTGAACAACAAGCACAGGTAGTTAATGATACTCTTGAAGGTGGTAAGGTTTTTGCTGATATGCCTAGATTCACCGATGAAGCAGTAGCTTTACAAAAAGAACTAGACCAAGATAAAACTAGGTTAGATGAGTTGTTAAAAAAGAAAGAAGAAGGTAAAGCTACTGGAGCTGATGAGACTAGAATCTCTATGCTTGAAAACCGTATAGAAGGTAAAGAAGCTGATCTTCGTGTGTTAGGTGATGTTAGAACTGCCGATGTAAAGGAGAGAGTAAGAGCAGCAGAAGAAAGAGAACTACAGGAAAGAGTAGAAGAACTAGACGAAACTTTAGAAGATTTTGATACTATTGTAGAAAGAAGACCTCGTCCGTTTAAGACCTACGAAGAAGAAGCCATGATGGATGAGATTCCTAGAGGGGCTGAGAATTTAATAAATAGGCTAAATAAAAAGTTTCCAATTAAAGGAGCTGATCCAAAAGATGCAGCAGATGTAGAGAAGTTTATAAATGTAATGGGTCAGCGTCTTTTCGGAGATGTATCGTTATCAATAACAAATAAGATACCATCTGCTGGTCGTTATAACTTTGGTAATAATCTACTACAAATAAGACAGTCTGTTATAGACGAAGGTGGCATTAAGCGTACTATGATCCATGAATTATGGCACGGTCTTAGTCGTTATTTGCCAAAGGCTGATGTTACTTCGTTAACTAAACAATTTGATAAAGCTAGGAGAGATTACATCAGAAGTTTTGGTGTTGATTTAGATGACACTGTTGATCCTTCTTCCTTACTTAAAAAAACAATACCTAAAGAACTAGAAAGATTTTTAAAAGGTAAACATACATCTGAGAACTACAGATTTAAAGATGTAGATGAATACTTTGCAGAGGAGATGACTGATGCTTTCTTGAAGAAGTTGGATGAGAAAGACCTAGCTCCTTCAGGTACACTTAAAAGAATAGCACAAGAAGTAGCGATAATGTTTAAGGATATGTTCGCTTCTTTAAAAGCAAAGTTAGGTGTAGACCAAAGGCAGAAAATATTTAACGACTTCCTTAAACAGCGTAATGTAACTAAGAGAGCAGAAGCACCTTTAGATTTTGGTAAGACTTTTGCTGAGTTGCCTGACTTTAAGAAAGGTAAAGAGGCTGAGTTCTTAAATGCTATACCTGAGAAGTTTCGTGGATATGCTGACGAATTACTAAAAGGAGGAACTCCTAGACTACCACAGTTTGCATTAGAGACAGGTGAAGATGTTATCGTACTTAAAGATATACTAGAAAAGTACTACAAAGAAAATCCTGATAAGGTTACTGTTTCTGACGCTGTGTCTGAAGTAGATGAACAAATTGAGAAGACAGTAAGAATGCAAGCCAAGGAAGGTGAAGACGCTGAAAAAGTACTGCGTGATATTCGCATAACTCAACAAGCTTACAGAGAACAAGGTAAAGCACTTGTACATAATATTAGTGATATTGTTAAAGAATTTAATGAAGGAGTTGGAGGTACAGTAGCAGCTACAAAACTGAAGAACGCTTTTCAACAATTATTAACAGTTGCTGATGTATACCGTAGGATAGGTAGAGAAACAGCTATTACACTACAAGCAAGAAGAGAAAACTTCAGTAGAAATAAAATAGGACTAAGCGAAGCTGACACAGCAATAGAAGAACTACGCAATGAGTTTGTAAACAGCACGGATATGGACATCAAACGAATGGTTGATCTTGTTAAGGAGCATATAGACCCTAATGATGTAGAAGGTAGTTTAGACAGGTTGTTAAAGACTACTAGGAAGGCACAAGGTAAACATTTCCTGGATATGCCTACTGAATACTGGATGAACTCTATATTGAGTGGTCCTAAGACGCAGATGGTTAATATCATGGGTAATGCTTTGACTCAGGTGATGACCTCTTTAGAAGCTGTTGCTGGTGGAATTGCTAGTGGAAACATGGATGTTGTTAAAGCTGTTATAGCTTCTTGGTCTGACGGTGAGATGTTTAAAGAAGCAGGTAAGTTTGCAAAACAAGCTTTCAAAGAGCAAGACAACTTACTAGACCCATCTAACCGTGCTTTTGAGGAAGGTCAACGAGCAGCTATTACAGGTAAAAGATTACAGGAAGGACCTATAGGTAGCTTAGTATCTGATACCGCTAAAGATTCAATAGATAAGTATGCTAAGTGGATTAGACTTCCGAGTAGGTTATTGTTAACTTCTGATGAGTTTTTTAAACAGTTAGCTTATCGCAGGGCTGCTAGAATGAAAGCAGCTATGTCAGGTTTACAACAAGGTATTCGTGATCCTAAAGCTCTATCTGAACATATTGTTAAAACAATAAACGGTATTGTTACTGAAGGTGGTCGGATGGCATCTAAGGAGGGTCTTGTTAGGGAAGCTACAGAAATTGCAAATAAAAAAGGTCTAAAAGATGAGGAGAAGGCTGATTTTATCATTAAATACAAGGACGATAACTTTAATCCTGACGCATCTGCTTTAATACAATACGCTGCTGAAGAAGCTCAGTATTTAACTTTTACTAAAGAATTACAAGACAAGACATTAGGTAAAGTACTACAGCAAGCGACTAATAAACTACCTTATCTAAGACTTGTTGTACCTTTTGTACGCACTCCTACTAATATATTAAAATTTGCGTTTGAAAGAACTCCTTTTGTTACTGTTTTAAAAGAAGAGCGTGAGAGGTTGTTTCAAGAATTTAACAGTGAAGACCCTATTTTAAGAGCAAGAACAAGAGGTAAGGTAGTAACAGGAGCACTTACTGTAGGAGGTTTATTTGATGTTGCTTTCAATAATAGAGAATACATAACAGGAGGTGGTCCTAGCAACGAAAGAGAAAAAGAAGCTTTAATGGCAACAGGTTGGAGACCTTACAGTATTAAAATAGGAGATACTTATTACAGCTACCAAAGACTTGACCCATTGGCTACTCCTTTAGGAATAGTTGCTGATCTAGTCGAAACTGGAGTTAAAGAAGAAAAAGCGTTTGATGAATCTTTAATTGAGCATGGTGTTACCTCTATGATGTTAGCTTTAACTAGAAATTCTACAAATAAATCTTACTTAGCTGGTATTCAAATGTGGGCAGATGCTTTAGGGGACCCTGATAGATATATTGAAAAACTAGGTAGAAATTACACTAGCTCATTAGTACCTAATCTTATATCCCAAGGAGCAGACTATGATACACAAGCTATCAAGGAGGCAAGATCTGTTACAGACGCAGTGAAACGAAAGCTAGGTCTAAGAGGTTCATTAGATACTAAGCGTAATATATTAGGAGAAGAGTACATAGCTGAACAGTGGATGGGTACAGGTTTTATAAATCCTATTCGTATGTCTACTAAGAAAAACGATCCAATTCTAAATGAGATGGCAAACTTGAATCATGCGTTTAGGAATCCTGAACCAAACTTAGGAGGTCAGATTGATTTAAGAGAGTATGAAAATGAGAAAGGTCAATCAGCATATGATAGGCAATTAGAGCTTCTTAAATCTGTTAAACTTAGAGGTCTTTCTCTTAGGCAGACCTTAAATAAACTTATAAAGTCAAGGAACTATCAGCGTTTGTCTCCTGAATCTGAACCAGGTCTTCCTAGTCCTCGTATTCAACAGCTTAACAGTATTCTTACAAGATTTAGAAAAGAAGCTAGGAGACAAATGCTTAGAGAATATCCTGAACTAGACAGGCAATACTCGAATCTTACAAGAGCTAAAGCAGAATTTAGAGGTGGAATGCAAAGAGAAGATGTGCTTGAACTTTTACAACAAACAAATTAATAATATATTACTATGGCTAATACATATGTAGACTATACAGCGACTGCTGACCAAACAGATTTTGCTTTTTCCTTTTCTTATCTTGAAGACGCTCATGTCAAAGTTGAAATCAACGGTGTTAACACTTCAGCTTTTACCATATCAACCTCTCCTTCTAATAAAGTAGTTCTTAACAGTGGAGCTACCGCAGGTGATATAGTTCGAGTGCGTAGGTCTAGCCAACCTGATACTGACCTTGTAGACTTTGTAAATGGTTCTGTATTAACGGAATCGGAATTAGATCGTGCTTATCTTCACAACAGGTATCTCAACGAAGAAATAGCAGAGTTAAATGAAGCTTCCTTACAAGTAGGACCAGGAGGCACAGATTGGGACGGTAAGTCTAATAAGATATTAAATGTAAGTTCACCTACCCTGTCAGCAGACGCAGCCACTAAAAACTATGTAGATCAAAAAGTAGAGCAGATTGCTACTGGTGCTTCTAACCCCCCAACTAAATGGCAATTCACAGGATCTACAGGAGCGAACACAACTTATGCAGTTACTGGTGCTGATGTAGTGGGGGACAGTGCATACGATGTAAGTATTAACGGTTTAGTAAAAGAACCTACAGTTGATTACACAGTTGACCCAGACACGGACACTTTAACAATTATTCCCACTTTAACAGGAGGCGAAGACATTGTCATCATTCAACGAGGACTAGGCATTCCTTTAACACAAGGTACAGTAGGTACATCTCAGATAGTAGACGATGCCGTTACCTACGCTAAAATACAAAAGGTAGCTTCTAATAATGTACTGCTAGGTAACGACAATGGTTCTTCTCAGGATGTGCAGGAGTTATCAGCAAGTGATGCAAGGACTTTGTTAAATGTCGCAGACGGTGCTAATAATTACACACACCCTAATCATACAGGTGATGTTACTTCCACAGCAGATGGAGCGACAGTCATAGCAAGTGGTGCTGTAACTTCCTCTAAGATAAGTACTTCAGATGTAAACTTTAATGTGAGTGGGGGAGGAAACACAGGGCTTGGTATAGCAGCTTCTGGATCTCATAAGTTATCAGTCAACGGAGATGTGTTAGTACAAGACACCAACGGTGATAATTCACCTGCTGTTATAATGCAAGGTACTGCTGGAGCAGTTTTACAACTCAACGATCAAAGCACAAACGGTCAGATATTTAACATATCTTCTAATCCTGACAGTTCAGCAAGAGGAGGTTTTGGAATAGGATACATAGCAACAGCAGGTACTCCGATAACAACTGTTACTCATGTAAGCTCGACATCGACAGCGACTACCTTTCAAACCGCTACAACACACGGACTCAAAGAAGGTCAATATGTAGTTCTTTCTGGGTCTACTGGAGATTGGAACGGAGTTACCGAGGTAATAGGAGTCCCCTCCACTACGCAATTTGTTGTTCCTAAGTTCACAACTTCAACAGATTATCCTACAACTGTCACTCCAAACGATACTAACTCTACCTTTATAATTAGAAGACACGAAGAAAGTAATGTCCTGTATAACATGATTAAACTTATAGGTCTTCCACAAGGTACTTCTGAACCGAGTTGGGCAGAGGCAGGTCAGCTTTGGATTGATACTACAGATAACACCATTAAAATAAAACCTGAGACCCACAGCTAATGACTGAATCAATCTCACATTTCCTGGACACTGCTCTTGCTGTTATTCTGGGAGTTATTGGATGGGTCATTAAAAAGCTGTCAGACCGTTTGGAAAGGGATGAAGATCGTCTTACAAAGATAGAGGTGGAACTAGCCACTCAAAGGGAACGGGATACTGCTGTTGAGAATCGCATGAGTGGTCTTGAAACAACTGTAAAAGAAATTAACGGTAAACTTGATAGAATGATGGAGATGTTAATGAAGAAATGAGTAAGATATGTCCAAAAGGAATTGCTTGGGCTAAACGCACCTTTGATAAGTATCCTTCTGCTTACGCTAACATGGCTGCTTCTAAGTACTGCAAAGACCCTAAGTACGGAAAAGGTAAACGGAAACTTTCAATTAAAAAGAAGAAATAGTTATGGGAGAGTTAGCCAAGTGGAGAGCACAGAACTGGGTACGCATTGGGTCAGATGGTAACATAAAAGGTCCTTGCGGTACTTCTAAGAATAAAAAGAATCCTGATAGATGTTTACCTATGTCCAAAGCTAAGTCCCTGTCTAAATCACAAAGACAAGCCACAGCAAGAAAGAAAAAGAAAGCAGGTGCCAAGGGTAAACAATTTGTTAGTAACACACCAGCAGCAAGAGTTTCACTTAAAATAAGGAAGGATAAATAATATGCCATACGGTAAAGGTACATACGGATCACAAGTAGGAAGACCTCCTATGAATAAACGCAAGAACTTAGCTATTAAGAAAAAGAAGAAGAAAGATGGCAAAGCGTAAAGGAGTATCGTTATCTCTAGGTAGAGGCGAAAAGTCCCGTAAGGGTGGTCTGACTGCAAAGGGTAGAGCTAAATATAACAGGGCTACTGGTTCTAATCTTAAAGCTCCTCAACCTGGTGGTGGTCCTAGAAAGCGTTCCTTCTGTGCTAGAATGTCAGGAGTTAAAGGACCAATGAAAGATTCCAAAGGTAGACCTACTAGAAAAGCTTTAGCTCTTAGAAGGTGGAAGTGTTAAAGTGCCTAGAAGACCTGTAGTTAGAATAGACCCTACTGCTGCTGCGTCTCGCACTCTAGCAGTGTCTGCTGCTGGTAATATTAAGCAGTTAGAAACTGATTTTAAAACAGATAAGGCTATCAAGGATACTAAGGTTGCTGCCCTTGAATCAGACAAGCTAGTTAAAGATACTAAGATAGCTACATTAGAGTCTGATAAAACCGATAAGGACACAAAGATGTCCTCAATGGAGTCGGATATGACAGCTTTAATAGATCGTGTAACAGCGTTAGAGACTCTAGGTATCAAAGGTATTAGTAATGCCGTTAGTTGGACGAATCTTACGGAGATAAACCTGAGTGGTGAGAAGTTAGTAAATGGAGACTTTTCGCAGTTAGGTTATGTTGAAAACACTTCCTATACTTTTCCTACAAGTCCAAACGGAAATCACAACACCCACTATGTTTTTGAATCCACGAATCGTCCTCTTGTTATTGCTTTAAAAAGTATAGACGGAATGACTGAAGGTGAAGTATACGAAATGCATCGATACCATGTCGGGAATGGAAAAGCAAATATTGAAATTACAAGTGGTAACTTAGTGTGGACTAGCTATCGAGGTGTCAATTGGGAAGTAGTTGATAAAGTTCCTACTAAGTGGACTGTATCAGGTGGGAGTCTCAATCAAACTAAATTAGCTGAAGGGATTATAAAAGGTTCAGGGGGTCAAGTTGCGATCCAACAAACATTTTCTCAGAACATCGCTTCAGGAACTGAATTAGTTATTAAAGTTACGAGCAACGATGACATAAAATTTACCCCTATAAAAGTTAACGGACAATCTGATTTAAATAATGATTTTACTGTATTCGGAGCAGATGAATACGCTGAATATACTACCCAAACTAATATATCAGGATTTAAGGTAAGCACAGTCAACGGCTTACGAGAATTCAGTTCTATCTCAATCTTTCAAGGAGCAATAAGCGGAGGCACAGTTCAAGCGTATGCTGGAGGTGGTTTAGAAAAAATAAGCGGTACAGGGGGGTGGAACACAGGAGCTTCTTCAGTACAAAAGATAGATGGTAATTCAGATGGATATGTACAATTTCAATGGAACTCTAAAAGCGTAAGGATAGGCTTAAAATATAGCGATACAGATTTTGATGTCGATTCGCCTTACTTAAACATAAGTTCTTCTACTAACACAGCTAATGGTAAAAGCATATCGCCAGGTGATTGGTTCAGAATAAGGCACTACGCATTTACGAATGAAATAAAGTATCAACTCAAAGAAACTGTTTATAGTCAGAATCCAAACTTTGTTTTTCAAACTGCTTCAGGCAGTAACTACAGTTATCCCTCTGCATCACGACCAAAAGTAATTTCATTAGACGGATCAGGGACTCTTACTATAAATCAATTATATAAGGTTTATAGTGTTAGAGCGTCTGACCAAGCAGTATATTTAAGAGACTTAGACGGCAACGCTCACGGATGGCATGGACAAGGAACTCGTGGAGTAAGGTTTGAGGTAGTCGAAGAAGCAGGTCAGGATTATGTTACCTTTTTCACCGAACCAAACCTAACCAACGGAAACGATTTGTATCTCGATGTGTCGTTTTGGTCGGTAGGTGCTAGAATTAACGATGTAACTATTGTAACTTAACAACTATGAAAACAAGAGAAGAACTAGGTGAACTGCATATACTTCTAACTGATACTTTAAGTAAAGGTATTAAACAAATGCACATGACTGAGGAGTATAATCCCTCCCTTCTTAACTGTGCCAGACAACACCTCAAAGATAACGATGTTATTTTAATGAGCGGACAAGATACTCCTCTTAATGATTTACTCAATGAAGTACTACCTTTTGAAGAAGATCCTGAACTAAAAGAAAAGGTTAAGTAATTTAACAATCACAACACCGAAGAGAGTTGAAAGAAAAACTTAACCAACTCAAGGACTTCCGTAACTTCTTATATATAGTTTGGAAGCACCTTAACCTACCTGATCCTACTGATCTGCAATACGATATAGCTGACTTCATGCAACACGGTCCTAAAAGATCGTTAATCATGGCTTTTCGTGGAGTAGGTAAGTCCTGGATATGTTCAGCTTATGCTGTCCATCAACTACTCCTAGACCCCACTAAGAACATCCTTGTAGTGTCTGCCTCTAAAAACAGAGCTGATGACTTCTCCACCTTCACCTTGAAAATCATACACGACATTCCCGTTCTTCAAGGTCTAGTACCAAAGGGTGACCAAAGATTCTCTAAGATAGCTTTTGATGTAGGTCCTGCTCCTGCTGCTCACGCTCCCTCCGTTAAATCCCTGGGTATATCCTCCCAGTTAACAGGTAGCCGTGCTGACATCATCATTGCTGACGATATAGAAGTACCTAACAACTCTGCTACCCAAGGTATGCGTGATAAGCTAGATGAACAAGTAAAGGAGTTTGAAGCTATCATAAAGCCCTTAGACACCTCCAGGATACTCTTTCTAGGCACTCCCCAATGCGAGGACTCCATCTATAACAAACTGAGAGAAAGAGGCTATGACGCTCGTATATGGACTTCTGAGTACCCTAGTAAGGATTTAGTACTGAAGAACTATGATAACGACATAGCACCCTTTATACAGGATCAAATCAATGAAGATACAGTAGGACGCTCTACAGAGCCTTTAAGGTTCTCTGATATGGACTTAGAGGAAAGAAAGCTATCCTACGGTAGAACTGGGTATGCTCTTCAATTCATGCTTAACCCAAGGCTTTCAGATGCTGACAGGTATCCCTTGAAGATTAACGATCTTATTGTTTCTGATGTAGATGTAGACCTTGCCCCTGAAAAAATCATGTGGTCCAGTGACCCTGATAACGAAAACAAAGATCTTCCCAATGTAGGACTAGGTGGAGACAGATACCATAGACCTTACAAAACTATAGGTGATATGGTGGAGTACACAGGTTCTGTCTTGTCTATTGACCCCAGTGGTCGAGGAAGCGATGAAACAGGGTACGCTGTAGTTAAGATGCTTAACGGTCAACTCTTTGTTCCTGAAGCTGGTGGTCTAAAAGGTGGTTACGATGAACAAACACTTAAACAACTAGTCTATATAGCTAAGAATAACAAAGTTAACAAAGTCATCATAGAGTCTAACTTTGGTGATGGTATGTTTAAAGAGCTTATAACTCCTCTGTTTGTTACCTCATACCCTTGTTCCATTGAAGAAGTAAGACATAACAAACAAAAGGAACTTAGAATCATTGATGTCCTTGAACCTGTCCTTAATCAACATAAACTTATCGTTGACCCTTCTGTCATTCAACATGACTATAAAAGTGCTCAAAGCTATCCTATAGAACACCAAGCTAAGTATATGCTTATGTATCAACTATCAAGGATAACAAAAGATAAAGGCAGTCTTAATCACGATGATAGATTAGATGCTTTAAGTATTGCTGTTAACTATTGGGTAGAACAAATGAATCAGGATGTTGATAATAACATAAACTTTAGGAAACAAGAACTACTTGATGAAGAGTTAACAAAGTTTACTGATAGCTTTTATAAGAGAAGTCTTAAAGGTCCCAGAGCTATGCTCTGGCAATAGCTTTGCTATTACCTTTCGTCTTTACTCACTCTGTTCGATAAAGACTCATGTATCCTTCTATTAACATATCTTTTACATCTTAGTTATTTATATAAGTGCTGTGATAGTTAGTTTAAATATGTATTTATTATCGTACACTAGAAGAGGGTCGACTCTGACGAAGACCCTCCTTTTTTATTAATACTTCTTAAAGCTATGTTATTATTAGTCTATGTCTATAGACACACCTATCCTTAAAAATGTTTTAGTGTAAAAGTAATTGTCAAGGACATGGTATTTATAGTATATTAAAATTTAGAAGGAGAAGAACGAAGTATCGACTTCTAAGACAGGGTATTTTATGGTTGTTCTTTAAATGGGTATCTTGATATTAAGTTGCTATAACTTATAGATAAGATTATAATCGATTTTCAGATTTGTAAAGCTTTAAATATAACATCATGGATATAAACACTCAGACAGATATGCTAACCAACGACTTATGCAATATAATAAATCGTTATAAAAAGGAATTCGATTTGAATGACCAAACCATTATAGGCATCCTGGAGTTCGTTAAGTATGACCTACTAGCTACCAGTGTAATAGAATTTGATCCAGACTTCCTAGAAGATGATGACATTGATGAGGATACTCAAGGTTTGTAGTTATTAGATCCTTTTAAATTTAAGTTGAAAAAATTTGAGGGGGTTACGCTATATACGCTGCCGTCCTACTCCCCATCATCCCCTAGTAAAAAATCTCTGTCGGGGTAGGATATTGTTAAATTTTTCTTGTTAAAAACATAAGTTGTTGATTATCAACGCTTCAATAATTCGTACAATAAGGATTATGTCTAATTAATAGGATATTTATCTTTATTGAGACGCTATTGAGACTGACTAAAGAGTAGATCCATTTTTGCTTATTGAGACTTTGTTGAGACACTTGTAAATTTGATTTTTCTTTTTCGTTTAATTTTCATCTATCAAACTATAAAGTACTACCTTTCAAACTCTTTACTTTCACTTATCAAACTTTAAAGATTTGTTAATCAAACTATAGACTTCTATCTATCAAACTATGTACTTTGACTAATCAAAATAGAGCTTGCAACCTAGATAAACACTACAAAGTCAATAAAAATTATTTTGTAAAGTACTGATAGGCAATTGTTTCCAATAGACTTTACCTTTAAAAAACACTTTTATAAAAAAAGTTTTATATTTTTTATTCATTGTAAATCAATAGGTTATGAAAAGATTATAAGCTATAACTATTGACATCAATGATAGGATTGAATCGTAACCAAATTTATTAATTAAAAATTAGAAAAACATAAAAATGAATAAATGGACAAAAGAAAAAGTAATAGACACATTTGATAATAATTTATCGATAACACTATTGGAGCTTTCTTGGCTTTCGGGGTGGTCAATTGCAGAATTAAAAGAAGTTCTCCTAAGCGATTAAATAATATGAAACCAAATGGATTTATAATACATGAAGGGAGTAAGAACGGCGAAAAGTTTGCCGTGATAGCTACCCTTAAAACAAGTAATCGCAAGACTGGCGACATGATTCAACTTTGGATTATATTGTCAGACTATAGCCCAGTTGATGGTGTTAAGTCAGGACTCGATGCTAGTACAATTTGTACAGGTTGCAAGTTTGCTAGCGGACAAGGTTGCTATGTTAATGTCGGACAAGCACCACTACAAATTTGGAAAAGTTACAAAGCAAATAAATATCCTAAACTTGACCCTTTCTTATATGACAATGTCTTTAATGGACGCAAGGTACGCTTTGGAGCTTATGGCAATCCTTCTCTAATTCCATTGTCCATTATTAAAATGATAACAGAAAGTTGTGATGGATGGACGGGATACTTTCACGACTGGAAAGAGATGTCCAAAGAAAAAGCTTCAGCATATGGCAAGTATTTCATGGCTAGTACAGAGACTAACGATAGTGTAAGAAGAGCAAAAGAAAAGAATCTGAGGTTTTTCCATGTTAGTCCTACCCAACCAAAAGATACGATAGAATGCTTATCCGATAGTCGTGGTCTTTCTTGCGATCAATGCCAGTTGTGCAAGGGTAATCGTATAGGAGCAAAATCCATATGGATAAATCCTCACGGAAGCAAAAAGAAAAGAGCAATCGAACAATCAATAAGTAATTAATACTAACCAATAAATATATATGAATCTTAATAACCCAACAGAAAAATATCTTTACACGGCTAAAATGACCAAAAGATTAAGAGAGGATAGCTTAAAAGAAATAATGAATGAACAAGCCAAACTTTACGCTAAACAGAGAGCATTAGAAATTCAATTGGAATCAGCTAATAAAGATATAGAGCATTGGTCAAATGTTTTAGCAATGGAAAATTTTAAAAAAAATATAGAACTTGCTAATAGAACTTGCTAATTAATACTAACCAATAAATATATATGAACATAGAAAATAGAAAACTAATAATCGATACTTTAGTAAAAGCTTTTAAGAAAATTACTAGAGATAAACTACCTCAACATATTACTGGTAATGATTGTGCTGATATATTACCCACGCTATTTAATAAAGACTTGTTTCTTGTTAGTAAATCAACTTTAAATAATCGATTGAAGAAATTTGAAGATGATAACAAAAGAGAATTATTTTGTGCCTTATGGTGGTCAATTACAAGTAATGCAAATCCTTACAAAATGGAGGTATCAACTATGTTTTTTTGGGATAGATCCCAACAAGATTTATTTAAGTCTATAGATAAAATACTAACACCAATCTCTCAATTCCTAGCACACTTAGATAAGGATAGAGCAAAATTATCTTCTATGGGTGTCTGGTAATAACTAACCAATATAAAACTATTATGAGAGCAATAACTTCATTCCACCAATTAAGGTTTAATTCATTACTGAATGCTGATAGTTCAGGACGAAAAGCTGATATATTAGAAGCTTTAATTATTCAGGCTAGTAATGAATATATAAAAGTAATGAAAGACATAGGCTATAATGATGAGTCAGCCTTGAGAAAAGATTTAGCTCATGACATTGAACATAATGATAAATGGAAAAAAAACCAGTTAAAAAATAGATACAGATCAATTTAATAAACATCAAATAACCAAATATAAATAACTATGAATAAAGAATTACCTAAATATTTAACCAATCAAAAAGTCAACTGGTGGATCCTATTACTTTCACCAATACTCTGTATCTTTTCATGGCTATTGTTAATATGGCTATGTATCGATGGGAATAAGAACTAAACATTATAACATGGACAAACCGACACAAAAAGAAGTCGCAGAAAATGCGATCATAACTCTTGGGATAGCATTAAAAGCAATTCAGCATAGTGGAAGTCACCTCCGCATAATCCAAGATATTAAAAATCAGATAGTAGAACTTAGAAAGGCTTTCAAGATATGAAGCAGTTACTTACAAAAACAGAATACAAGAAATTCCAAAAAGCAGAAGAAACTATTTCTTGGTTAGGATGGGCAATAGAGAAAAGACTAGGAGGTGACTTGTGGAATCTCTGTGATGAAGATTGTGACTGGCACAATGCCGATGTCGAGAACTTGGTTCTATGTTTATCCAACATTAATATCACTCTTCAAGATAACGACATTAAAGATTTAGTTGGAAAAAAACTATCCAAGAAAGATATCGAAACAATTCAAAAAGGATAAACATAATGAGCGTTACAGAAACTATAGAGAATGTTCAGTTCTATTATAGAATATTAAGCTCAAAAAACAGAGCTTATATAAAATGGAACATGAAAGAGTTGCCAGACTTATTTAATGGTATTGCTTATTCACATGAGGAAAAGGTTGAGCAATGGAAACAAGCCATTAAAGAGCTTCGAAAATTAAATAGAAATAAAACCAAAAAATGAACCAATATAACCCATTAAGACAATGAAAAATACTACTACACAACCAACCACTATCAATAATCAAAATGTACTTACATATTTTACTAAGTTAAAAAATGATGTTTACGGCAATCCTCGTTATAAAATATCTGCAAGTGATTTATCTGAACTCGCTTGTATAGACTATAACCAATCCGAAACTGCTTACAATAACTTGGTCAAAGCTATCCGTAAATTAGGAGGAGGTAAACTTAACACACGCAACCATCCTTACAGCATCAAAGTAACCTCTTACAATATCGTAAGAACAGCTCTTCACTTGATCGAAAAACTTAAAGGCTAACCAATATGTATTACATTAATTATAGACCAAGACTCACTTTAGAAAACGGCAACATGGTTAAAGCTAAAAGAAGTATTACTATAGAGTCTTTCGATTATAGACACCACGCTGAAAGAGCTTTAGATGAGATACTTTATTACGATCCTATGGGTGAATATTGGATAAGCATAAGAGCTTGCAAAGAATGGAAACAAGACCATGAAAATCAAGATGTTTAAACGATAGAAAGAAAACCAAATAAAATTATGACTGAAGAAGAATTATTTAAAATACAACACGAACAAGTGACCACGGAAATAGAAAAGATTAAATGGATAGCTGACAACAAAGATGAACTTATCCGAGCTTTAAGAAAAGTAGTAGCTAATTCTAACAGCGAATACTTTGACAATGAAAATCAAGATGTTAATACTATCTTCAGAGGCGGTGATATAAATCGATGGCTTACTAATTATTTACTAAGAGAGATAACCTTCCTTGGTCTAAAGTAGAACTAGTTTATAGATTTCAAAATGCTTTTGATAGTATCTTTGAACAATTTGAACAATAGAAAGAAACAAGAAATTAAAAATAATTACCTATGAAAATAAAACCAAAACTTAATTATTCAATGTCTAAATACGGACAACTTAACAAAGACAAAATCTATTCTGCTTTTGAAGCAACCAACCAAGACAATTGGAAAGAGGAGGGAAAGATTTTTGTTCGACCTAACGATGACTTACCTATTGAATTGTTATTGAAAAGAGGGGAGTATGAGATTATTTCAACCAATCACTTACCTTATGATGTGCAATGTGCCTTTGAATGGTTTGATGACAACCGAGATGACTTTACAGATACTGATCGTATTGGTTTTGATGCTTTATCAAACTACATTTTATCATGAGCGTTACTGAATACCATCAAGATTAACTTATGAGCATCGAAATGTTTTTATTTTATATGATAATACTTATCTTAGGATTTAGTTTGTTGTATAAAGAGTAATGAAATATAGCACAATTGAGGGAGTCATTAGACAAACCATAAAACAACCAATAGATAATATGATAAAAAGAATAAAAATAGAAGACTACAACGGAAACGATATAGTAGAATTGAACCTCAACTTTGAGCTACTAACTAAGCTTAACCTCATTCAGCATAGCTTGAATGTAGTCGAAACAGATGAGTATAATATAGCTGATCATGATGAAGATGAGAATGGCGAATACATACGAGTCCAGTTAAACCATCCTGAAAGAATACTATGAAACCAACAAACTTTAGTATCAAACAATCCTTAGAGGTAGTGTGGGAAGCTATCCATGAATGGAATGAACAAGCTACCGATAAAGAATATAGTGAAGATGATGTTAAGACTGGCATGGCATGGATCATGGAAGAACTAGGCTATGGATATGATCGAGATGGAGAGATAGAAAGGGAGGAGAGACCGATATGATTGAAGAAACACCTTGGCAAGCATCTAAAAAAGTTAGATTAGCTATTATTGATTTGGCATTGGCTCATATTAAAAAAGTTGAAAATGATCCTGAAGTTAAAACCGAAGGGGATAACTTTGACTATTGGTATAGCTACGAACTAGAGGATGGTACTTACATAGACTACAATATTTATTGTGGGGATGAGGTCTGTGAATTGAAGCAAGATGGAAAGTATGAATATACTGACCCTAGCACATGGTCTTGGGATGTTGCTTGCTATGCAGTCAATCCACCTACTGAAGAATTTAAGTATCATTCAATAGATACAGATAGAACACAATATTTGTTTAATTATAATAAAGATGGAAATAGAAAAATAGTTTTTGAAAAATCATGATAGAAGAAACCATGCACTATATCTTTATTACTTACTTCAAAGATAAGTTGAAGAACAACGAATATTACAACCATAAATACTTTGACCTTTATGTGTCCTTACAACACTTACTGGATGAGTATAATAATAATAAAACTAACCGATGAAATATAAAATAAAAGATAAAGAAACTGGAAAGATACACTACTGGACTGAGTCCGAAGTGTTGGATGAGATTAACCGAGATCGAGACACAGACGAATGGGAAGATGTCAGTAATAGCGATGATGTATTAGAATGTTTCAAAGCATTAGTAGAATCTGAAGGATACTATGAATTATGGAGGAAAGAAAATGGATGAAGATATAAATTTATACGATTCTCTTAGATGGGAGTACCAAGAAGAGCTAAGGCATGACCTTAGAATTAAGCGTGGTCATGGGTATTTGAACGAGTACGACAACGAGGAAGAGGAGGAGGAAGACAATGAGGATTAGATTAGAAGACTGGGACTCTATCATCATGAACAATGTTGAGTTCGCAAGAGAAGTCCAAGTAGCGTCCGATAAATTTTGGATGAACACTCAGCTTGGTTACGACAAAAACGGAAAGGTTATACGCACGGACATACCTCGTAAGAAACCAAACAACAAAATGGATCTTACCTTTGGAAACCGAAAAAACAAAAAGGAGGAAGAGTGAACTCACAAGAATTCGAGATGTTGCAATGGGGTCGAGCGAGATACAGAAAAGCTCAGGAATTATTTAAAAGCCAAGGTTATGCGTCCGAGACCGAAGCTTTTAAGAAGCTAGGTAAAAGTGTGCATGAACCAGTTAGGTACGCAATAGATAAATTCTTCAAAGATAACGCTAAACCGAATGCTCCAGTACCTAACTGGCTTCCATTTATTTGGGACTTAGACCCTAATATTATAGCAGTCTTAGGAATAAAGGTATTGTTCGATATTATATCAACCGAGCCTTGGGTAACCGATGCTTCTTTTCAGGTCGCTAAAGCTATCGAGGATGAGGTCAGGTACAGATACTTCAAAGAGAATGTAACCGAAAGCGATTGGCTCTTGTTAAAGAGAGACCAAAAGGATGTGCTTAGCAGACATCGTTACATTAATAAGTTTTGGGACAAGGAAAGAAAGTACCATAAGAAGGGAAGGTATAAACGCTTTGAACTTTGGAGTGAAAGAAACAAGATAAGGATGGGGTCATGGTTACTTGAACTTATAAGAATGCAAAGTGACTTGTTTCATATCAGGTTGAAGTGGTTGCGAAGTGATATTCCAAGGAAATGTCTTACAGCAAACCCAGAACTTTTTAAGTGGGTTGAGAAGTTTGACAAGAACACGGAGATATTGCGTCCGTTTTACATGGCTTTACCTGATGTTCCAGTTGACTGGACAGAGAATTATGGAGGAGGGTATGAGTCTGACAAAGGACTACCTTTAATGCCAGTCATGAAGATCAAAAATAAAGACGGCATAAGTGACCGTAATTTGTCCGTGGCTTTTGAGCCTTTGAACAAACTACAACGAGTCCCTTGGAGAATTAATAAGAAGATGTTAGAGGTTATGGACTGGGCTTGGGAAAGTGACTTGAGCGTAGGGTGTATGGAAAAGAGTCAATTACTAGAACCACTAGAGCCTTTGAA